GCCACCACCAAAAACTGCTCTTGTAGGAGACTGACCTGCGCCGGGACTTGCTCTTGATACATCTAAGTCACCAAAATCTGTAGCATTTCCTACAGAAGCTATAGTAATATAGTCTATAATATTTGCATATGTACTAAAGTTTGTAACATTACCACCTGCAAATAAACCTCTAGTTTTACTAGATGCAGAGGCAACTCCATTAGCCCTGCCAGCAGTTAAATCACCAAAATCTGTACCGTCACCTGTTGATGCCATTGTTATATATTCTATTATATTTACAAGATCACCTTTGCCACTCCCGCCTACTCCATTACCTCCAGCACTAACAGCACGAGTAGTAGATGAACAAGAACCGTGTCCATGAGTATAGGCGGTCATATCTCCAAAATCTATTAGACCACCACTGCTAGTAATATTTGTACGTTCTATTTGTGCAGTTCTATAACTACTAGCAGCTTGACCAGAAAAGAAAAAAGCTACTGCTGCTTGAGGACTTGCACTAGCACTAGCATCACTAGCAGCAGATGTACCATAAGCATTGATAGCATAAACTCTAGCAGTATAAGCTGTGGCGTTAGTTAGACTACCAATAGTAATAGGTGAAGAACTTCCTGCAGCCCCATTACCATCATCTGTTGTTGCTACAAAACTTGTAATAGCAGATGTACCTGTATCAGTAGGAGCAGTAAATGCTACACTAATTTCTGCATTACCACCACTAGCGGAAACACCTGTTGGTGTATCAGGTGCATCTAATCCGTCTTGACCTACAAAGCCACCATTTCTTCTAGCCATTAGTCGTTGCCCCTATTAAGCATCATCCATTAATTCAAAACTTACTAAGTATGTTAAGTCACTAGCTGCAGAAGCTGTTACTGCAAGTATGTCTGTTTCATCTAAGTAAAAGCCATTGTCCTTACCTACAACAATTAGTGTTGAATCAGCAGGTACAGATACTGTCTTAGCTATTGCAACATAGTTTGAACCATTGTCTATACTTACTTCTACTGTAATATCAGCAGCGTTAGTACCATCAATGTTTGCAATGATTAGTGTATTTACTTTAGCAACTTTATCTGCAGCAACATCAATAATAGATGCTCTACTTGTTGTTACTGCACCAGCCACCGTTGTAGGTGTAATGCTTGATACATCAATTAGATTAATTACGGCCATTTATTTCTTCCTTTATCCGAATACGATTGCCATTGCTATGGCGAAACCTTTAGTAGCGGCACTACCTGCCATGTATGTTTTAACTGTTTCAACTGAGGTCATTCTCATTGTACCAGCATCATTAATTAGTATACCATCTCCATCAGCAAGTGCTGTAGTTCCCCTTGCTGTGCCACCATCTATTAGGTTTATTTCCGCAGCAGTAGTAGTTACTCCATCAAGTATGTTTAGTTCTGCAGCAGTACTTGTCACACCATCAAGAATATTAAGTTCTGCGGCAGTGCTTGTTACACCATCAAGTATATTAAGTTCTGCTGTAGTAGCTGTAACACCGTCTATTAAGTTAAGCTCTGTTGCTGTAGCAGTTACACCATCTAATATATTAAGCTCTGCAGGTGTAGATGTAATTGCGGTATTACTTGCTGCAGCTAGTACAGGAATTGTACCACTTTGGTTAGGTAGATTAATAGTCCTATCAGCAGTAGGATCAACAATAGTAAGTGTAGTTTCATGTGCATCTGCTGTAGCACCCTCAAACACAATAGCATTAGCTGCTTCCATCGTAACTGTATCTACTGTAGTGGTAGTACCACTAACAGTTAAGTCACCCGATATTGTAACTGCACCTGTACCTTTAGCTGTTAGTGTAATACCTATATTAGTGTCACCACCTGTAGCTGCTAAGATAGGAGCACTACCACTGGCACTGTTAGTTATTTCTAGTTGATTTACAGCAGAGCCTGTTGTTTGGAATACTATAAGTTCATTACCATTAGCATCAGCTAGAAATCCACCATCAACTATCTTAGCAGCAGTAAGTGTTTTATTAGTAAGTGTGTCTGCAGATACAAGTGAAACAAGTGTTGAGTTAGCACCTGCTGGTAGCATTAAATTATTTGTAACACTTGCAGAGTGAGGCTGTCCAAATACTTTTTGTCCGTGACTATTACTTTCACAGTTAAATACTATTGCACCTGAGTTAGTATTACCTCTTACAACAACTGTACCTGTTCCATTAGGAGCTAGGTCAAGAGTAGCATTAGAGGTAGTAACAATGTCAGCACCATTCATATCTAGGTTTCCACCTAGTTGTGGTGATGTGTCTTCTACTACGTTAGCTATGTCTGAACTTGAACCAGAACCAGCAAGAATAGTACTTCTAGTAATCCTCTTAAGTCCACCACCAGATGTATCAATAGCTAAAAAGACATCATCATTAGCAGCAGTTGATATTTCAGTTAAATCACCAACAACAGTAGGATTAAAGTTTGTACCATCTGCAATAAGTAAAGCACCCGCAGTATTAGTAGCCATTGTGAGATCATCACCACCAATAGTAAGATCACCTGCTAGTGTAGCATTAGCACCACTAAATGTTAAGGCTGTAGTTGTACCTGACTTAATAACTAAGTTACCAGAACTATTTGTAAGTGAGCCAAAGGTTGTACCAGCATCCTTTACGAATACATCTCCACCATCTGCATCTAGTATAATATCACCAGATGAATCTATTGTAACATCTGTACCATCATTAATAATTGTATCAAGAGCAATACTACCTACGTTAGTAATGTTAGCATCGCCAAACGAAGTAGCAGCAAGTGTAGTAGCACCAGACACAGCTAGGTCTGTACCTACATACAACTTCTTAGCTATACTTGCGCCACCCTCAGTACGTAATGCACCTGTGTCTCCTGTTGCGTCACTAGCATCTGTAGCATCTGTTACGTCAAGTATGCCACTTAAAGTAAGTGCCTGAGAAGCATTGAATGTAGCTGCAGTAGAACCACCAGTAGCAATAGTAATTACATCTGAGCCACTAAAGGTAATACTTGTATTTGCATCTGCATCACCAGAAATACTGTCTAAAGAAATACTACCTGCATTAGTAAAGTTAGAGTCACTTAAATCAAACGTACCTGTAACATCTAAGTTACCACCCACAGATAGATTACCTGATATATCAACAAGACCATTAATATCTATAGTAGTAGCAGCAATTTGTATTTCTGTGTCTGCAACAATATCAAGCTGACCGTCAGCACTAGAGTTAATATAAATAGCAGTGTCACGAAACTGTAGCTTCTCTGTAGTAGCAATAAGTATATCATCAGAAAACTCAAAGTAGTCTTCGTCTTCCATCCACTTTAATACACCATCATTGCTTTCACCATCAAAGGTTACTGTAATGTCTGTACCTGAAGTACCAGCACCAAAAGTAATACTGTGACCAACTAACGCACTAATAGGTCCACCTTCTCCTGCTGTACCGTCATGTGTGTGACCTGTACTTGCAGCAAAGGCAGCTAAAAGTTGATCAAATTCATCATTAGTGTGATCAGCAGTGATTGTATCGCCATCTGTATAAGTGGATTGTCTTGTATATGTAGCGCCCATTAGCGTCTAGCTCCTAACTGATATTCTAATTGAAACCCTTTTAGAGAGTATGGGTTACTTACTCCATCATCTTCTACTCTTAATATAATAGAAAAACCTGAACCTTCTACTGACTTTCTATCAAGAGGGTCTTGACCCCCTCCGTAAGCAAACTGTGTTGTACTGGAAGTTGTACTGTATAAAGCTGAACCATATGCAGAGGGTAAGTTAGTTGTATCAAAGGGATATACTGCAGGTCTAGCAGAATTTTTATCTTCGTTATCGTAACGTACAAATAAGTCCGTGTCAATAACTCCTTCAGGCCTATAGTTAATAATAACCTTTTGCATATGCTTACGGATACCAGAGTCTCCAAAAGCCATATCAGGACTTCTGTACTTACCTAAAATAGTTGATCCATCAAAAGTACTTCCAGATTCTTGTCTCTGCACAAATCCGTTAACATCTCCATGTAATACAATTACGTCACCTCTTTCTACAAAGGTATCAGTACAAGTAGTTTTAAGTCCTTTTAATTCTGAAAACTCAAAACCTTCTTTCTTTAGGACACAAGTAGCTCCTTTAGAAATACTTGATGCCTGACCTGCTTTATTAAAAAAGATTCTATACTGAGTTTTATCTGGTATAACTACGCTATCAAACTCTACCGCATCTTTAATGTTTTCGTCAAAAATAGACTGAATGTTTTTACTAATTGTACCTAGTTCTGTATCACCAATACGTGCAGTAGCAGCAACAGTACGTAGTCCATCAGGTCCAAGGAAGATTAAATCTCCTGCAAATTCCTGTACAGTAAAGCTGTTAATGCAACCAATGTTTCTAGTTACAGGCTCTACTACAAAGTCACTAAGGGAGGAACCTGTAAGTTTAAATATTCTAGTTTCACAAAATATAAATAAACTATTACGGAAAACCTTTAGCGCAACAACAGTGTCATCAACCTTTACACTACCTGCACCTGCACCACTACTAAAACCATCTTCATTAAAAGGTTCACTAAAAATTACTTCTTGAGGTATTGTAGATTTACCTGCATAGAACATATGGTTTCTATAAGCAGCTACAACTGTTGCTCCTGCTACACTACTTTCACTAACATCTGAAGCTGTCATAGAAGAGTTAAAAATTACAGGGGCATTAACTTGATCAACAAAAATGATTTTTTCGTTACCATCAAAATTATATCTTTCGAAATGGTATTTTTTAGCACCAGTTCTGCCAGTATCTCTTACTGTCCAATCTTCTGATATTACAGAAAGTTTAGAATGTAAAGCAGCAGTTGTACTTGAAGTAGCTCTAGTTACACCCGTAAAAGAGTTTGTACTAATACCTGTGTATGTAAATTTTTCAGAGTCAATTTGAATAGTTCCACTAGAAGAAAAACCTGAAGTAGAGGCTACAGTTAAAATACCAGAGCCTGATAAGGTTGTACTAGCTGTAATACGAATTGATAACTCTGTAGAGGCAGATGAGAATATCTTTTCCCCTCTAGCTGCTAAAACTTTATTAGCGAATAGGGCAGACATTAAAGGTTCTTCAGCAGTACTACTTGTAATTGGTACAACCTGATTAATAAACTTAGAGTATCCGCTTATTCTCCTGTAGCCACCCTGGATGTCAGGCTCAAAGTTTTCTAGCTCTCTTGCTTGTCCTGGCTCCATTAAAAAACTAGAACGGTTAAGAACTAAACCTCCCTGACAGTTAAATGCTGCTGGTTGTACTTGAGAACTATCTGGCATTAAGAAGTAACTCCAGAAGTATAGCTAACTGAGCTTCCTGGTCTGTTTATCATTGTAGACCTTACATAGTCATACTTATTAATAAGTAAGCCCTGCATGTTCTTTATACCCTGCTCAAACCTTTCAAAGTTTAATTGATACTGTTGCATCTCACCACGGTACTGATACACAAATGCTGTAGCACCATCTACCACTACTGGTGCAAACCTATCTGGAATAGTTGTAGTATCCCCATGAGCAGCTAAGTCAGATGGGAATGTATAAAAATCAAAATTTAATACGTATTCTTTATCAGGGTAAGGGTGAACTAAATAGTTATTATCTGGTGTACGTACAATTTGTCTTGGTACACCACCACCTTCAAATTGAGTTACTGTTACTCCAGTTGCATATGCAGCAGCAGTAGTACTGTTAGCAGCTCTGGTACAACCTGTAAGAGTGTTTCCAGAAACGGCTGTGTATGTAATCTCTTCTCCACCTACATAAACTTTACCAGAGGCATCAAAGCCTGTAGTAGAGGTTAGAGTAAGAGTTGTTACGGAATCAGTGTGAGAACCATTTAAGGTTGTTGTTGCTACATCATCTTC